CCGGGTGAACTAGCTGAACCAGTAACTTTTGAAACTTCAGTAATAACAATCGGGGTTGTTACACTAAATGATTGTCCGCCTGCTGTTGTTTTAGCTGCTCCGTTCCATGTAAAAATACCAAACTTAGTATTTGTCGTGTCAAACCACCATGTTCCGTCTGCTGGATTAGAACCTGGTGCTGTTGCACTTCCTTCTAGTTCGCCTAAATCTAAATCTGCACGGACTACCCATGCTCGGTTTGCAACACCTAAAAATGAGTATGCTGCCTGTAATCCGTATTCGTTTAATTCACTACCGTGAATTGGATTATTATTTGTATCTGTATAAAATAGTGGATCTCCAAAGGTATCTGCAAGATCTCGTTGACTTGTAATTAAATAAGCCTTTCCCGAATTTGCTTTTTGAGTACCTTGCGCAACACCAGTGCCACCTGCATTGGTTTTATTTTGCTTTGATGCCACAAATATCATTGGTACGGTGCCTGGTTCAGATGGGGTATAGAACGACTCGTCTATTACCTTAACTTCTACACCGGGTGATGTTAATGCCATTGCGTTATCTCCTTGAAAGTAAACTTTACAAATGTATTTAGTCAAGTCGAGGTAAAATATACCTATTATACGCTATAAAAAGGGGAGCAAAAGGTGTAAATATAGTATGAGACCATTATGTATATGCGGAATGCGGCCTGCTGCTGTAAATTATAAAAAAGATAACAAAACATACTATCGAAAGAAATGTGAAATATGCAATAAACATGGCGGAATTGGGCATGGTATTCCTAAATGGAAATTGCGTGGATATACAAAAAAAGATACATGTGAAAAATGCGGCTTTGCTAGTAAAAACAAAGAGCAATTTAATGTATACCATATTGATGGCAACTTAGATAATTGCAAGTATAATAACTTAAAAACTATTTGTGCTAATTGTCAGCGTGTTTTACAAAAAGAAGGAATTAAGTGGAAACAAGGTGACTTAATAGCAGATTTTTAGGTTGACTTTTTTTGTAGTTTTGTTATAATATAATAAATTAAAGGAGCACTTATGATAGACTACAAATTTAATGAAAAAAATTATATAGACGAATTCCAAGCATATATTGATAAGACATATGATGGACATTATTCTACAAATAAATTTCAATCCACTGAAGTTATTATTGATAGAGGAAATGGTACTGGATTCTGTATGGGGAATGTAGATAAGTATTCAAATCGATATGGTAAAAAAGGTGAACGTGATGATCATCGTAAAGATCTAATGAAGATTTTACATTATGCACTTATACAATTGTATGTGCATGACAATGATCTTTAACCAATTGTAAAAGAATATCCAGTACCGCCTGCAACTGCCATAGATATTTCTTGTTCTAGTTTGTCTAGTTCGCCCTGTGCTTCTGCTTTTAATGCATCACCGTTAAGAGTGCTTCCGCCTTGAGGCCCTGCAATAGTAGCAAACTTTGAACGTGCTTCGCCTAGCATGTATTTGCATGTAGCAAGGGTATAACTTTTAATCCATTGTATTGCCATATAGTCGTCGATAAGTTGCTCATCACCTCGATAGTTATAAACATATAACATTAGATTTTCTTCTGCTCTTGGGCGCTGTAATATTGTAAGTTTCTTAGCTTGCGAATTCCATTTAAATTCAATAAATGATCCAAACATACGTCCTACTAATTCTTGATATTGACTGAACATATCATACGTTGCTAAACCGCCCATGTTAGAACTTGCTAATAGGTATGTATTTGTATATGCCATATTAAATGGTTCAAATAATGTGCCGCCGTCACCGCCTCCTGTACGTGAACCAATTGAACGTCTAAAGATTTGACGAACTTCTACTACTTCTCGTGGTAATATGTATTCGTTTTGATCTACAACTGTAGGTAAAAACATATATGACTCTTCAACAGAATGATCGCTGCGTTGTCTATAACGTGTTAACGCAGTTTTAAGTGCAGTGTCGTAATGAACAGGATCGAGGTCCACATCAACCATACCGCCGCCTAACATAGCGTATACATAATCATATATTTCTTTTTTCTTAGTAGTTAAATCAGCCATAAATATTCTCCACATAGTATTTATCGTATATAACACATATCGATAAATATGTATATGCCAAGATTAAGTTTATACAAACCAGAAAAAGGCAAGGACTTTTATTTCCTTGATCATACCATCGGAGAGATGTTTACCGTCGGCGGTACTGATGTTCACATACATAAGTATATAGGACCAGAAAACACATCCGAGGATGCAAGTACAGCTGATCGACCTCAATACGATGTTGTAAAAGAAACTAATATACAAGACCTATTATTTCTAGAAAATAGAGATAGAAAGTATGATCCTGATGTTTATCAAATACGAGGAATTTACAATGTACAAGACATTGACTTTGACCTAAGTCAGTTCGGACTATTTTTACAAAATGATACATTGTTTATGACAGTGCATATAACTAGCAGTGTTAAATCTATTGGTCGGAAACTTATGTCAGGTGATGTTATTGAATTACCTCACTTAAAAGACGAATATGCACTTAACGATTTTGATGTTGCATTAAAAAGATTTTATGTTATTGATGAAGTTAGTAGATCAGCAGAAGGATTTTCACAAACTTGGTATCCACATCTATATAGGTTAAAACTAAAACAGATATACGACGGTCAAGAATTTAAAGAGATATTAGATTTACCTGCAAGTGAGGATAGCGACAACACATTACGTGATGTTTTAAGTACGTTTGAACGTGAAATGCAAATTAACGAAGCAATAGTACAGCAAGCAGAAGCAGATTCACCGTTGAGTGGATATGAGACAAGTCATTTGTATACTAAAAAAGTAGCAGAAGACGGAACAAATATCATTGAGCAAAGTTTTCCATCTGATGTACCTGAAGTAGTTTCTGAGCGTATTACAGAAGAAGGTGTTAAAGACGACTATGACGGATACCTTATAGGTGATGGTCTAGCACCTGATGGAGAAACGTTTGGGTTTGGTATTAATTTTCCATTAAATGCTGCTACCGGAGATTATTTTTTGCGCAATGACTTTTTACCAAATAAACTGTTTAGATATAATGGATCTAAATGGGTTAGACAAGAAGATAGTGTACGAATGACATTATCAAACACTAATTTGCGTCAAACACAAAAAACATCATTTATTAACAACACAAATACAAGTACAATAGGTGGCGATGTTATAGAAGAAAGACAATCGTTAAGTAAAGCACTTAGGCCTAAGGCGGACAATTAATGCAGCATTTTTATGATGGACAAATAAGACGTTATCTTACGCAAATTATTCGATTAATGAGTAATTTTCAATATCAAGACAACAAAGGACAGTTTACTAATATTCCAGTAATGTATGGTGATATGACTAGACAAGTATCTAGTATTATCAGAGACAACTCAGAGAATAAAATACCAAGTGCGCCGCGTATGTCTGTGTATGTTACAGGTTTAGAAATGGATCGATCACGTACTAGCGATCAAAGCTATGTAAGCAAAGTAAATGTACGTGAAAGAGAATATGATCCGGCTACAAATACCTATGGTGAAGAACAAGGTAATGCATATACTGTAGAACGTATTATGCCTGTACCATATATACTAAGTGTTAACGTAGATGTATGGAGTACTAACACTGATCAAAAACTTCAGATTTTAGAACAACTTTTATGCTTATTCAATCCTAGTTTAGAAATACAAACTACTGATAACTATGTCGATTGGACAAGTTTAAGTGTTGTACACTTAGAAAACATAAATTGGAGTAATAGAAGCATTCCAGTAGGTGTTGATAGTGAAATAGATGTTGGGTCGATTAGTTTTACAACACCTATTTTTATTAGTCCACCTGCAAAAGTTAAAAGATTAGGCGTTATTACAAATATTATTACAAGCATCTTTAATGAAGAAGCAGGTGTAATCGACTTTGGTGAAGCAAGGCCTACACTCGATGCATATCAAAACAACCCGTTAGGGTCTACAAGTGAAAATAGAGACGGCGATTCACGTAAGGCTATTAGAGGCGATACAGATGCATTAGCTAATGTTAACTATAATAATTATAATATTGTAATTCTTAATAATACTGCATTAATTGTTGAAGGTGCTACTGTTGGTGAAATCGACTGGCAACCAATGTTTGAACAATTTTCTGGTCCTTATAGATCTGGTATAAGTAAGTTATTCTTAAAAAGATCTGATATTAATGGTGATGTTGTTGCTACATTTACATTAGATCAAACAAATACAAAACGTTTAATTTTAGATTTTGACGAAGATACATTACCTACGGATACTATCATTACTAGTACATTACAAAATAAATCAAAAATTGATTATATTATTGATCCAACAAATTATGATCCATCGTCTATAAAATCTAGTGGAGTTAGACTATTATTACTATCAGCAATTGGTCCACATACTGGTGGACAAGGCCCATCAGCTTGGCAAAATACAGACACAACGTATCTTACAGCTGGTGCAAATGATATAGTAGAATGGGATGGCTCAAATTGGACAGTAGTATTTGATGCTTCTGCAACATCTGATATTACATATACATCAAATTTAAATACTGGAGTTCAATATAAATTTAACGGTGTAGAATGGGTTAAAGCATACGAGGGTGAATACCAGGTTGGCACCTGGAGAATTGTACTTTAAAATATATACTGTATGAAAACAAATATAGTATGTAGTGGAGCACTTTTCTTTTCTAAAGAAACTGAACGATTTTTACTGTTGCATAGAGCAAATGGTAAAAAAAATAACCTTTGGGGATTAGTCGGCGGCGGCAATGAAGAAGGCGAAACTCCGTTTGAAGGATTAAAAAGAGAAATTATTGAAGAAATAGGAAGTATGCCGCCTATTAAAAAAACTATTCCTCTTGAAAGTTTTGTAAGCAATGATGAAAAATTTCATTTTCACACATATTTGTGCTTAGTAGAGCAAGAATTTATACCTATTTTAAATAATGAACACGATGGATATGCTTGGGTTTCTTTCGGTATGTGGCCGAACCCTCTCCATCATGGACTTAAAAATACCCTTCAAAGTAAAGTAAATCAGACAAAATTGCGCACAGTTTTTCAAGTAATAT